ATATGGGATATATGGATATGCTAGGTAAGTTTTTTAAGAATAATAATAGTAGCGTAGCAAAGCAGACTAGGAATATCGGAGAGAAGTACTATTTAAAACCACACGCGGAGACGGAGTTTTTTGCTTTGGTTAATCAATGGAGCGTAATGATTAAAATGCCTAGCGATTTAGGATTTAATAACGATAGATATAAGCTCCCTGAGTTAATAATAAATAAACACGTAGTAGACAACTTGTCTTTAGTAGGGTTAAACGACCAGTCTCAAATGTTTCCAAAAGAGGCTAAGACTTTTCAAGAAATAAGACTAGAGCAAAAGCAGACCATAAAAGAAAGATGCGAAAAGGCTGTAGAATTAGCGAAAGATAAAACATCTGTATACTGGGTTAACTTAAACGAAGAAAGTAGTTTAATAAATGAGCTAGACCCGGAAGCTGTAGAGATTAAGGGTAGTATGAATATTGATAAAAAAGAGGATATACTATTAAGATTTGCTAAAGGAGAAATAAAAAGGATTATAACAAAGGCTAAGATGACTGGAATGGGTTTAAATTGGCAACATTGTAACCACTCTGTATTTTTCCCTACTTACTCTTATGAACAGTATTACCAAGCTATTAGACGTTTTTGGAGGTTCGGACAAAAGAATAACGTAGTTATAGATGTAGTTACTTCTGGAGGTCAAAAAAGAGTAATGAAAGCTCTAGAACAGAAAACAGAAAAAGCTATACAACTTTATGAGAATTTAACAAAGAATGTAAACAGTAATTTTATTGACGATAAAAAAGAATTTAAAAACGAAATCATTAAACCAAAATTTTAACATTATGAACAAAGTAAAAGACCAATTAGTAACAGACAACTACGCAATCTATAATAGTGACTGTATGTATGTTTTACCAACTTTAGAAGATGAATCAATAGACTTATCTGTTTATTCTCCTCCTTTCGCTGGACTGTATAATTACTCATCTAGTGAGAATGATTTTTCTAACTGTGAAAGTAAAGAGCAATTTTTAGAGCAGTACGAGTACTTAGTGGAGCAAGTTGCAAGAGTAACAAAACCGGGTAGAATAACTGCGGTACATTGTACGGACGTTTTTGATAACACGTGTAGACTATGGGACTTTCCTAGTGAGATAATTAAAATACATCAGAAGTACGGTTTTGAATACCGTAATAGGATTACAATATGGAAAGAACCTTTAAAAGTTCGTATGCGTACTATGGTCCAATCTTTAATGCACAAATTTATAGTTGAGGACTCTACAAGATGTTTTACCGCTATGCCTGATTACGTTTTAGTATTCACTAAGAAAGGAGAAAACCAAGTTCCGGTAACTCATTCAAAAGGATTATCTAAATACTTTGGAGCTACTCCGATATTGCCTAATATCTTACAAGCTTGGAATAATGCTAATAAATCAGATTTAAACGAGGCTCAATTATGGGACCACTTAAATAGAGAGTTTAAGAACCACGAAGACCCTAAGAGTAATAAGTTATCGCACTACATCTGGCAGAGGTATGCGTCTTCTGTATGGGACGATATTAGAATAGATAACGTATTACCTTTTAGAGACTCTAGAGAAGAGGACGACGAGAAACACGTACACCCTTTACAGTTAGATGTTATTGATAGAATTGTAGAACTATACTCTAATCCCGGAGAAGTTGTATTTACTCCTTTTATGGGTGTAGGTTCAGAGGTTTACAGTCCAGTATCTTTAGGACGTAAAGCTATCGGTATTGAGTTAAAAGATTCGTATTTTAAACAAGCTAAGATAAACTTAGACTTAGCCGACCAAAGATTTAAAGACGAGGTTAAACAAGAAACTTTATTTTAATATGAAAGATAGATTTATAAAATTATTAGACTCGGTAGGTTATCCCTACCGGTCTATTAACTCAGTAGACAAGAAAGAGTTAGTAGAAATCCATAGAGCTATATTTAATAAGACTAGCTCTTACTATAATAGTAGAACTTGTAGCTCGTGCTACGTGTCTATGCTTAATGATTTAGTTATTAAGTACGGATTACCTAAAAGAGTAGAAGTTGCAAATAATTACGAGGAGCGAATGGCTATTTGTAGAGACTGTACCGCTACTAAAGGACAAGAAGGTAATAGTATTTTAATTTGTGGTAAACTTGGTAGACCTACTAAAGGACGTTACCCTACTTGTTCTTGTATCTTGAATGTAAAAAACCGCTTCAAGAGTCAAAAATGTCCTAGAGGTAAGTTTTAATATTTTTTTGTATATTATAGAGCGTAGTTCGGATTAATTACCCGATGCAAAAGGTTTAAACACTTCCTGCTACGCTTTTCTATTTTAAGTGTTTATTAAAAATGTGTTAAAATATGCAAGAGATTTGGAAAGATGTTCCGGGACACGAAGGAATGTATCAAGTAAGTAATTTGGGAAGGGTTAAAAGCTTAGGTTGGAAAGCGCCTTCAATTAGAAATGGTAGATATTTTGAAAGGAAAGTGAATGGAAAAATCCTAAAAGGAAGACCTAATAAGAGAAGTTATTTAAGAGTCGCATTGTTAGGTAAGGATTTTAGAATCCATCAGTTAGTTGCAATGGCTTTTCTAGGTCATAAACCTAACGGAATGGAATTAGTAGTAGACCATATAAACGGTAATAAGACTGACAATAGAGTCCAGAACTTAAGAATTGTAACACAGAGGGAAAATTGTGTAGGCGGTAACAAAACGTCTGATTATAAAGGTGTTCATTTTTGTAATACAGCAAAAAAGTTTATAGCTAAAATATACATAAACGGGAAAAGTAAATATTTAGGAAGGTTTGATAGAGATATAGACGCTTCTTTAGCATATCAAAAAGCATTAAAAGAATTATTATAATGGGAGTAAAAAAAGATAGTATAGTAAGAACTATAGAACTAGAAGGAGGTTTTACGGAACACCCTAACGATAGAGGTAATTATACACCTTCCGGAGAATTGAAAGGTACTAAATACGGAGTTAGTGCTAGGTCTTATCCTGACTTAGATATTAAAAACTTAACCTATCAAGACGCTTATAAGATTTATGAGAGAGACTACTGGAATAAGGTAGTAAAAGTAGAATACCCTAGAGAATTAAAACCTATGCTTTTCGATATGGCAGTTAATCACGGTATAAACGGAGCTATAAAAATTCTACAGAGGGCGGCAAAAGTTAATCCAGACGGAGTAGTAGGTCCGGTAACCTTAAGAGCTGTTAAGGACGTAAAACTATTAGACCTATCTTTAGAAAGGGTTAAGAGGTTTGTTTTAATTACTGAAAAACGACCTAAAAACTTAGTATTTTTAAAGGGGTGGATTAATAGAGTTAAAGAAATGGTAGAGTTTACCGAAAAAATTATTAAAGTATGAAAAGTGATAATAATAAAAGGAAAATAGCGGACGCGAGAGAGTCCGAGAAGAGGGTAAATAAAGCTATAGAGATGTTATTATGCGATAACACTAGTAGAGCTGAATGGGTAATTTACTGTAAAGACGTTTATAATATAGAATCTAGACAGTCAGATATTTACTGGAGGAAAGCTAAAGACGCTATAGAAGATAAGTACTCTAAGGATAGGGAGTCTATCTTTGAAAGTCACCACGCTAGACTATTCGAGCTTTATAAGAAAGCTATTAAAGACGATGAAAAAGAAGTAGCTAGAAAGATTCTCGCGGATATGGCTAAGTTAACCGGGGTAAATGAACCAGACCGTAAAGACGTAACTAGCGAAGGAGAAAGAATACAAATTAATATATCAGTCGAAGACGATGAGGAATAAAATACTAGAAGAAAACCGTAGAAAAAGAAAAGAGCTAAAAACTAAAGTTAGTGCTATGCCTTTCGAGATTAGATACACTAATTCGTTTAGATATATGTACGGTAAATTTAGAAGAACTCGTACCTATGGTGAGGAATGATATTAAGGTAACTAAAAAACAAGCCTTAGCCTATAAGTACTTAACCGATAAGGAAACTGTAGAAATATTATATGGAGGCGCAGCCGGAGGAGGTAAATCTTTCTTCGGCGTTCTTTGGGTTATTAATAACTGTATTAACTATAAGGGGTCTAGATGGTTAATAGGTCGTGCTAAGTTAGACGCTCTTAAAAAGACTACGCTAAACTCTTTTTTCGATGTAGCTACCTTATTAGGGGTTACTGATGCGTTTAGATATAACGCTAACGAAAAGACGATTACCTTTAATAACGGTAGTCAGGTTATACTTAAGGATTTATTCCATTATCCTTCTGACCCTAACTTTGACTCTTTAGGTTCGTTAGAAATTACCGGAGCGTTCATCGACGAGTGTAACCAAGTAGTAGAGAAAGCTAAAAACGTAGTTATGTCTAGGATTCGTTACAAGCTAACGGACTTTGACTTAACTCCTAAGTTATTTATGACTTGTAACCCGGCTAAAGGTTGGGTGTACGAAACTTTCTTTAAACCGGATAGAGAGGGTAGGTTACCGAAGCATAGGAAATTTATTCAAGCCTTGTTAACCGATAATAAGCATTTACATAAGTCTTACGCGGAATCACTTAGTAAACTAGACGAAGCTAGTAAGCAGAGATTACTATACGGGAATTGGCAGTACGATGACGATGTAGCGAAGCTATTTAAGTACGAAGACGTTTTAGACTCTTATACTAATCAATTCGTTCCGGAAGGAGAAAAGTACATAACTGCGGATATTGCTAGATTTGGTAACGATAGTACGGTTATAGCTTTATGGAACGGCTGGAGGTTAGAGAGTTTCTTAAAACTAGATAAAGCCGATACGGTAAAGACTTCGGAAACTATAAGAAAGTTAGCTAATGAGAATTATATCCCTATGAGTAGAGTTATAGCAGATGCCGACGGAATCGGAGGAGGAGTAGTCGACCAGTTAAGATGTAAGAGTTTTGTAAATAATTCAACTCCCTTAAAGGTGGACGGAGTTAAACAGAACTTTAGTAACTTAAAGAGTCAATGCTATTTTTATTTAGCTGACCGATTCGCTAAGAAAGAAATTTACGTAAGAGACGGAAGTCTAAGACAGATGATAGACGAAGAGTTAGTATTAGTTAGGCAAAAGGATTTTGATAAAGACACTAAAAAAGCTGTAGAGGGTAAAGAAAACATCAAGGCTTTACTAGGTAGGTCTCCCGATGTCGCTGATACTATTATGATGCGCTCTTACTTCGACTTAGTAGGTTCTAGGTCTTGGGTAGACGATTTAATTTAAGAAATAAAAACGATTAAATAAATAATTAAAAGAGGGGTTAACAGCTCCTCTTTTTTTTTAAGTCTGATTAGTAAAATCGTAAAAATATATCTAAAAGCTATACAAACTAAATACCGGAGTAAACTACTTAAACCTATCTAAACTCATCTCATCTTTAAAAGCTAACTACTTAAGTATTAGCTAGTTTAATCCTTTCGAACCCTTAGAAACCCTTTCGAACCCTTAGAAACCCTTTCGAACCGTATAGGAACGGTTTACAAATAGAAATAGAATAGAATATAATTTAATACTAATCTAAGTTAATTTAAGTGATAGTTACGCGATAACCAGACCGGACTACGTCCTTACCGACTACGATTTTTAAAATAAGCGATTTAAGAGACTTTAAAAGACCTAGATAATAGATAATACTATTTTAGTTTAAAAGTTAGTTAGAACGGCTTAAAAGTACCTTAGAGAGGGTTTATTTATTTAAAGTTAAGAGAGGGTTTTAGCTTTTAGTTCTAAATAAGTATTACTATCTTTATCCTATGAATATTGACGAAGCTATACGAAGTACCCGTTATTCCGCTACTACAGAGCAACTTACGAGTATTGTAGAGTGGTATATCGAGGAAAAGAAAGGGATAAAGGTTAAGATAGATATGTATTCCGACTGTTTATTAGCTCCGGGAAGGCTTAACCCTATTCTATTTAAGATTTATCTTAATAAGCTATTTAAGGCTTACGTTAAAGCTTTAGAGTATTACGAGAATGATTATATTAGAGAAAAAAAATAATGAAGAAATTGAACGAACTACCTGAGACGGATAGAACGTATAGGATTATCGCTCCGGACTACGAGCCTAAACCTTTTGAAGCTTACTTAGACTTGAACGGTGACTGGTGGGACTGTAGAGTACCTAAGAGCGGGCTATCTTTCGTATACGCAGAGGTAACGCACTACGAACCGGTAGATATAATAGAGGATTTAAACGACTTAGAGAATGATTAAAGGACACTTACATAGAGGAGACGAGAAGATTAACTTTACTATCCCAGAAGGTTGGAAAGAATTAACCTTAGAAACCTACGAGAAGATTAACGAAGAAATGGACGCTTTAGAGGTCTTTTCTTTACTCTCTGGATTAGAGATTGAGTTAGTAAGAAAGTGCGATGTTAGTGAGGTGGAGTTTTTAGTAAGTCAGATAGAGGTTTTATTTAACCCTAAAGACCTAGAAAACGACTTAGAATCGGTAGGAGCTTTCAAGATTAAAGGGAGGACGTTTAACGTACCTACGGACTTATTAAGTATTAAAGCCGGGCAGTACTACGATATTAAGAAGATAGAAGATATGTATAGAGATAAGCCTTTAGAAGCTGTTAGGCGGTTATTATCTTATCTAATCTTAGAAGAGGGTAAAGAGTACGACTATAAAGACGCTGACGACAAGTACGAGCTATTTAAAGATTTAGACGTTTCTACTGCTTATAGAGTTAGAGGTTTTTTTTTGAGCAATCTACTCTTATCTATAAACGATTCGAGTCTCTCTTTAATAAAGAGTACGAAGCGAAAGAACTTAAAGCGGGCTACGACGTTATTACTAGGAAGTATGGTAGCTTACTTACCGTCTATAGTTTGGCTCAAGATAAAAGCATTATTTCGGCTATTTTCGGGGAAAAAGAAAAGATAACAGATTATAAGATAGGCGAGATATTTACTTATCTTATGCTTAAACAGGATAAAAACGAATGCGATATAAAATATAATAAGTAATGGGGAGCACTAAGGTTAAATTTGAAGACCAATACCACTCTATAGAAATAGAGCAAAAGAAAGAAGACTTAGATATTAACGAGTTCTTTGAGCTTTGTATAACTTTAGCTAAAGCGATAGGTTATCACGATAGTACGATTAATGAATATTTAAATGATTAAGTAATGAACTTAAGTACGATACAGAATATATTTAAAGACTTAGCTACTAAGCATAAAGCTATTAAAACCTTTTACACGGGGTTAGCTTCCGAGTTTAATCCAGACTTCGAGTTAAACTATCCAGCTTTAGTAGTAGACCCGGTTAGTATTACTAAGTCAGCTAGAGAAGGATTTTTCGTTAATAACTGGAATCTAGTAGTAGAGATTATAGATATACTATCAGAAGAGCGAACGATGGACGAGGTTAACGAAACCTTAGACGCTACTCAGAGAATCTTAGACCAAGTTATAAGTAGATTTATTACCGACTTTAACGATACGGTATTAACTTATAATAACGAGAGCGAACGAGCGGACTGGGTTATTCAAGATAACTTTACGGTACTACCTTTAATAGACGATGAAGATAAAAGCCATACGGGCTGGCAAATCTCTTTTACTATAACCGAGCAAGTAAGATACTCTACTTGTTGTAACGACGACGTATTCGATGCCTAGACCTTTCTCCCAGACTTTACTAAGAGTTAAGATAGCCGGTTTCGATATGATAGACGATATTATAGACGACTTAAATAGCGGTAAGAAGAACGCTACCGGAGACTTAGCTAAGAGTTTAAAGGTAGAAGCTTCCGAGTTAGGAGGTATCGTATCGGTTAGGTTTAAGGCTAAGAGTCATTGGAAGTACGTAGACGGAGGAAGAAAGCCGGGAACTAGACCGCCTATAGGACCATTACAGAGATGGGTAACTGTTAAACTAGGTATATCAGACGAGAACGACTCTAAGAGTATCGCTTTCGCTATAGCTAAGAATATCGAGAAGAATGGAATTAAGCCTACTTATATCTTTAGAAATAACGTAGATAAATTTAAGTCTAAATTAAAAACCTTAATTTTAAAAACGGGTAAAGAAGACGTAACAAAAGAAATTAGAAAAATATTAAATAGATGAGTACAATATTAACAACAACTTTCGGAGCTTCCGTAACGATTAACGGAACTTCTTACAGCGTAGTAAATAACGAGAGTGTAACTCTAGTAGGAGAAGAAGCGGTACAGCAAGTAGTAAGCGTACCTACTTCTGAAACTGTTATAGCTAACGTAGGAGCGGTAGGACCAGCTTCATTAACTGATTTAAGCTACTTAGTAGTAATTAATAGAGACACTACGAACTTCGTAAGGCTAAGACTATCGGATACGGGAGGAGCTACTACGGACGTTAAATTAACTCCGGGCTCAGCTTTCGTATTTAACACAAGAGAATTAAGCGTGTCAGCTACAGAGGGAGCTTTCGCATCTTTTTCTAATATAGATAACATTAAAGCACAAGCGGATACTGCAGCGTGTGACGTAGAACTATTATTAGCTTACTAATATGGCTTTAACGGTAGTAAATAGACCGGATAGCTATAGCGCAGCTTATCTACCGGTAGAGTATAAGTTTACTTCGGACTTATCTCCTAATTCAGTAGCGGGCGAATTAAACAGTACTGCGTCTTTACGAGGTACTTCTTTTAGTGGAGCGGACGTATTAATTAACACTAGTACTCAGCCTTTACCTTTAATAGTAGGGGATTTCGTTTATATAGAGAACGCAGGAGAATATAACGGAGTACATAGGGTAAGTTCTATCTTATCGGGTTTAGCTGGTGTATCGGTTACCGAGTTTTATATAGATACTCCGGTAGTTACGGAAGAGATTGTTATACCTTTCTTAAACAACGTAATTAAGATAGCCGCAGAGGTTAGTAAGTATTATAATAATTATAACGCGGTAGCTGACGTTTATATAGGTGGTAGCTTCGTAGTAAGACTAAGAGAAAAAAGAAACTTCGATAACGAATTTATATTCGATTTAAGCTCTATTATACAAGAGTATTTAGGTAGTGACTTACTTACCTTAGGAACTACTACTACGAGTACTACGGTAGACTTAAGTAAAGAGGTTTATATTCAGTACGCTGAAGAATACGATACTATATCTAACGGTATAGCTACTTTAACATTAACCGCTTTTACGGACGAT